ATCGGCCAATGATAGCCCATACGATCACTATTCGGCTGCGCAACTTGCTACCCTCAGAAAACTCATCCTCGACATACAAGATGCGGCAGGCAGGCCGCTGTGGGTGCGCGGTCATAACGAGGTCGCGGCCAAAGCCTGCCCCGGTTTCCAAGTCAAGCAGTGGTGGGAGAGCTTGCCTCCCCGCACAATCAAAGAGAGCAAAACTATACAAGGTGGCGTTGTCGCAGCAGTTGGTACGGCAGGCAGCGCGGCAACTGCTGTTGGGCAACTGGATGGCACCGCGCAGATTGTTGCGTTGGTCATGGTTGGTATTGTGGCGGCAGGGCTGTTCTACGTCTTTCGTGCTCGCATCCGCGATTGGGCGAATGGGAGGCACTGATGGTTGGGAACCTATTGCTTGTAGTGGCAGCGAGTGCCGTTTTAGTTGCTGGCGTTCAGACTATTCGACTTGATACCCTACAGAGCGCCGCTGCTGTGCAGCGTGTAGAGTTACAGGCTTGCGGGGCCAGATTGCAAAACCTGATTGAGGACGTTAAAAGCGATGCCGAAATTGACAGTATTCCTGACCGCGATCTTACCTTTGTTCCTTCTCACTGGCTGTTTCCATAGCCCCGAAGTAGCGGTTGACAAATCAGCTCGTTTCTGCGATATTGAGGAGCCGCGCCGGTTTACGCAGGCTGAGCTTGATTGGCGGGCAGCAAACGCGCCGTGGAATTTGCGCAAAGACTTCAAAACTAACACGGCATGGGACCGAGAATGTGTTCCCCTAACTGAGGGTAAAGAAAATGGCGGCTAACACAACCACATATAGCTTTCTCAAGCCCACTGTTGGGGGCGATACCGACCTTTGGGGCGGGTATCTGAACACAAACTTTGACGACATTGATGACTTGCTCGACGGTACTAGCCCCATCGCAGGAGTTGATATTAATGGCGGCACCATTGACGGTACCTCTATTGGTTTAACTGCTGCCTCCACTGGGGCCTTCACCACCCTGACTATCGGCGGGGTACTCCTCACCGCTACGGCTACAGAACTGAACCTTCTCGACGGGGCCACATTTACCCTAACTGAGGCGAACTACCTCTCAGGCGTTACCAGCGCTATTCAGGGGCAGCTTGACGCCAAAATCGACGACGCCGATGCGCCAACAGGGGATATTGTCGGCACTACCGACACGCAGACACTCACTAACAAGACGCTGACAGGGGTAATCCTTGATGGGGTCCCAACAGCACCGACCGCGAGCGTTGGCACTGATACAACGCAGGTTGCCACAACGGCTTTTGTGCAGGCAAATGGGAAGGTGCGGCAGACTGTATACACCCAGACGGGTGCTGTCGCTACAGGAACAGGCGTCATCCCATCGGACAACACAATCCCGCAAATCACCGAGGGCACGGAGTATATGACCCTCGCAATCACACCCACAAGCGCAACCAGCATTTTGAAGATTGAGGTAGCGGCATACGGTAGCTTCAACAACAACAGAATAATGACTGTCGCGCTTTTTCAAGATGCAACAGCAGACGCTTTGGCTGTCGTGGGGCATATGACCGCATCGACGGACGCACCCGGCGTAGTGAACCTGCGGCACACTATGGTAGCGGGGACAACCTCGGCCACAACTTTCCGGGTCAGGATTGGTAGCGACTCCTCTGCCACATTCACGTTCAACGGAGTTAGCGGTTCGCGGAGATACGGCGGCGTATCTGCGTCCTCCATCACAATCACAGAGTTGACACCGTAAGTTCCCCCAAGGTAGGGTAAAAACCATGGCCATTTTGACAGTTGATCTTCCTCCCGGTATGCTGAAAAACGGTACCCCGTACTCTCGCCGGGGGCGCTGGACCGATGGAAATCTGGTACGGTGGCACGATGGTGCTATACGCCCTATCGGCGGTTGGGGGCGGAGAACTTCTAGCGGCGCTGAGATTGCCTCGCTGACGGTTGACCCTACGTTGGAGGCGGTCAGAGACATCTTTGCGTGGCGTGACCTGAACCAAAACCAGAACGTTGTGTTTGGCAGCAACCTTGGCCTGTACCACATGAACGCTGGTGGGGTCGTAACTGACATCACCTACGCTGGCTTTACACCTAACAACCCAGACAAAGACGCTATTATCTTAACCGGATACGGCGCAGGCCCATACGGCCTCGGTACTTACGGAGCTGATAATAATTTGGGGGGGTCACAGCCTGTCCCTCCTGATCGCTGGTACTCTGATAACTTTGGTGAGGTACTGCTAACTGGGGTGCGCAACAACGGCGGTGTGTACGAGCTTGACTTAGGCACTCTTACGCTGTCTGCTGTCACAAACGCCCCAAGCGAAGTGCAAGACATTGTAGTAACTGACCAGCGGCAAGTAATGGCGATTGGTGGTGACGGAGAGCCGCGCCGTGTGCAGCTATCAGAAGTAGAAGACAGAACGCAATGGGCACCAGCAATTAGCAACCAAGTCATTGACAGAACGCTCCCCGGCACAGGTCGCCTGCTGCGTTGCGTTAATGTACTTCGATCTGTGCTCATTCTTGGTGAGACTGATGCCCACGTTACGCGGTATCTTGGCCCTCCCTATGTCGTTGGCGTTGACTTGGCAGGCGAGAACTGCGGTCCTATATGCGCTGAGTCTGTAGTGAAAACCGACCGATTTGCTGTTTGGTGGGGGTCCAGATCATTCTGGCTGTATGACGGTACGGTACAGCAGCTACCGTGCGATGTTATCGACTTTCTGTATAATGACTATGACGAGGGACAAGCATCAAAGATCACCGCGTTTGTGAACTCCGACTTCTCTGAGATTTGGTGGCTGTACCAGTCAAAGTCCACAACGACTACTGAGGTCGATAGCTATGTGTGCTGGGATTACAGAGAAAACCACTGGTCTACTGGACGCCTTGACCGTACCGCAGGACTGGACAAAGGGGTTACTGTGCGTCCGATCAAAGTATCGTCAGCAGGCTTCATCTTCAACCATGAGCTTAGTGACGTGTTCCCAGACGGAGACGTGTTCGTAAAGAGCGGGACGCTTGAGCTTCCCGGAGGCGAGCAGAACATGGCTGTGCGGTATCTTTACCCAGACAGCGAGACTACTTCTGATCTGACATTTGAGTTTACTGCCAAGCAGTTCCCCACCGATACAGAGTACTCTTACGGCCCGTACGCCTATAACAATCCAGTTTCGACACGAGTACTTGGCAGGGCAGTCAGATTTCAGGCCAACTTTCAAATCGCCAAAAGTGAGCTTGGTGTCGTGCGCCTCGACGTTGCGCCCTCTGGTACAGGCCATCGCTAATCCCCGCAGTGAGGGGAAGATTACAGGAGAACTAAATGAGCCGCGCCCTACCACCAAGCCCAGCAGCATTTCGCTCAGTTGACCAGTGGGCGCGACAGTTTTATGAATACACGCTAGCGCAAACTAGGGTGCAGCAAGAGAACGACCCGCTCCCAGTCTTATTACCGCACCGCACAGCTAGCGTAATGGAGCGCGCTGCACAGACCGGCGTTATCCTGTATCAACCTACCTACGAAACCCCCGTTATATCAGCAAATAACGAGTGGGTGCCTATTAGGACAGCGCGGCTCGTAGAACTTACCTACGAGCTTGGGGCAGCGGTCGATGGTTCCGCCGTTGTGGTAGGCGCTAACAAGCTACCGTTCAACACGCTGCAAAAAGACTTGGCTATTTGGGGTGTTCCCGACACCGCGACCAATACGATCACGCTACTGCAAGGCACCTATTATATCAGCGGTTTTTATACCTTGACAAAAACGTCTGGGGGTGCTAAAGCTTTTACTACATACCTTGCCGACGCAACAGCCCTTGACACACCAGTAGGTTCTGTAGCAGGCGCTTCTCTTTACATGCCAGCATCACTGCCCAATCTGTTCACTAACATTGTAACCTACGCTGGCTTTATCGACGTTCCAGAAGGCGGCGGCACCTATGCTATGGTGTGTCGCTCTAGCACCGCAGCAGCCCGCTTTGGTACTGCGCACGGGCTTACTGGGTACAGCAATAAATACGCGCATATGAGCGCACAGCTAGTAGGACTGAACGAATGAACGCACATGTTACCCTAAATGAGGGGATGACCGCCAACCTCGCTGGGAGCGTCATTGAGCTGATGCGTGACTTGCTTGAGTGGCAAGAGCACATA